ATACAAGGAATTCACAATTGGCGTCAATGGATGCCCTGAGGGTAGTGAGGCGTGCCAAGCATAGACGACATTCCCACGGATATGTTTCGAATTGATCAAATCATACCATAGAACTGTTCGTACAATGTTATCACGCGGATCACAACCTGAGGCCGAATACCATTCATTAATGATCTGTAGAATGGCCCAATAAACGCCAGCTTGACCACTCCCATCGAAAGCGCTGTAGTCACCAGCACCACAGAGTGGTTCATCACCACACTTCTCCTCCATCCTATCCGCCAACTCTTGCCACTCAGGAGAATATGGGTTCACACCGATGGCAGAACCGTTATGAATACGGTTTTTGACATACCAAAGGCAAAAGGACCCAAAATACATCCTGACTGGCACAGAGTACCCAATAGGAGAGCCGCAGATTAATCGAGTCTTACCAAGTAATGCCTTCTCTATAGGACGTCGCTCATCCTTCAAGAAGTCCATATATATGTGCAAACATCTTTCACCTTGTTGTGCGCATTCTATGACACGGCAAACCTCAGCACGAAACTTTACCATCTGCTTTCTTGTGAAATCAACTCTCTCATCAGGCCCACAAATTCCTCTCTTGCCAACTCCTTTGTAGAAGCTGTCATTGACGAAAGGGTATCCAGGGCTGGTCCCCCGATCAATTGGTCCAAAATCGGGTTCACCATCAATGCCCTCCCAGGCTTCCTCAAATGTCAGTAACCGTCGATCAACATGAACACGCGATCTTGATTCCAACATACTCTGTAGACTACCATAAGCTAAGTACAATTCACTCCCGAACCATTTTGGAGTAGGAGTACAGTACTTAGACTGAGCTATGGCATATGGATCAACCCACACAGGGGTTCCATCAACCTCAGAGTAAAAGGGTTTTAGCCGAGCTGGACACGTTTGGGCTTCAGCCCATGCACCTCCGTAATTGTCAGGATGCAACTCTGATTTGATGATTTTGCTCTTAGAGTAAATTCTCTGTGGTGAAGAGGTTAGATACTCAGGAGCAAAT